AAAACCCATTTCCATGCTGCTAACTGGTTCACCTCCTTCTCTTGGCTCCCAAACCCGGAGATTACCCACAATAGGAAGGGCTTTTATTTGCTCTTCACTCATTTTCTCTCTTTCCTCTTTATCAAAGGATTGCTTTATCAAATGCGTATCTTTACTACCCTCAGCAGGTTTTGACAATTCAAATGCAATCCATTTAAAATAAAGTCCTTTTTCACCTTTAAATAAGTTGTTTGCTTCGATCGGCAGAACTACACATTCGATCATTCCGCCATCCTTACCCTTCAACAGCCTTATGGCTGCTTTCAGGTTCATAAAATTAAGTTGTCCTGTTATCATCTTCAAATAGTTTTTGGTATTTTTCTTCTGTTCTTGAAACGGTCCCCAGGAGGCCGTCATAAATCATTGTATCTTTTCGATTGATATCTTTGCCAAATATCTTTCCGATCTTTTCTGCCGCATCCTTAATGGCATAGCTTTCCGCCGCCGGAGCAGCTTTCATCACAGCATCATTCTTTGTTGCATTCCAGTCCATCGCCCCGGCTCCTTTGTCGGTCTGTATCGGTGCTGCCCCTATCCCGTCCTGCCAGAGCATTTGATCAGACAGTCTGTCCTGATAATGCAACCGGATAACTACTACAATGCTGTTTGCAATAGTTTGAATATTTTTCACTTCAACATGCCACCGAATAAATAACCGGGTAAGCAAATATTCAATCCTTTCAATGGGGATATACTTTACTCCGGTTGCAAGGGGATGTTTTTTTATCCAGCTATCCGGCGGCGGTTGGTTCAATAGAACGTTTAAATCATTCTGATCTGCTTTTATGGCAGATTCATCAATCAATTCTTTTAATGTCGGTAATTGTCTCATTTGTAAATAAAATAATCAAGTGGTTGAATACTCCATTTTGGAAGATCAAGCTCTAATATGCCGTACCTGTTCGGACAGAAAACCTGATAACCCGGCCATGTGTTAGTATCTAAACAATGCTTATACAATTGCAGAAGCATTTCATATTCGTATCTGCCCTGCCCGATGAACTGCGGACTGGCTTCAAAAATATTAAATGCATAAGGAGGCTTTTTCTCCTGTGCAATAAAATAAAAGTCAACACGTCTTTTGTCTCCATAAAACAACTCAAGCATGTCGGCATAAAAAGCTGCTTGAATATGATAGTCATAATTTGCAGCTTCTTTTGGGAAATCAAGTTTTGATGCCCGGACAGTTGTTTTAAGCTCAATGCAGATATGCTTTATGTCATTCCTCATGTCAGGAATAAATTTAACCCCGATTTTCCCTGCCGTTGTTTCAAGCTCTCCCATGATACCCTGTTCAGCAGTTCCACTGCTCAGTAACATTCTGACATAATCATGATTCAAGAGTCTTTCCCGCATGGCAACAAGTCGTTTTTCATCATCTGCGGAAAGAATTGTTTTTCCCTCTGCTTTATCCTGCTGAATCCCCATCCAGTGTTTAAATGCATTTGTTGCCCGAGGGCTTTTTGCCCCTTCGGCTTTAAGTTCTTCAATAATTTCCGTGTCATCCAAAATAAAATACTCCTTTTCAAACTGATCAGGCTGAAGAATAAATGTATGATAAGCCCTGCCAAACAGTATTTCAGGAGTCTCGATAAACGGTTCTCTTTCCATAAAATGTGCAGGAGATTGTTTCAGTAACCCCATGCCAGTTTTTGAAATGGCCTGTTTTGCATCTTTCCAATCCTGTTGATCTCTGGAAGATTCCCAGAGTTTGGCTGATAAAATAAAATCACTTTCCATTATAAACTGTTTGCTTTTTCTCTTATATATGCTGTTGTTTTAGCGATAAGAATATTGATATTATTCAGAATGCTATCAGCTTCCGGAGTTTTGAGCTCCGGCATAGTGAAGGCATCAAGATCATCAGCCAGCTTGAACAACTTTTCTTTGTCCGGTGCAAGCCTTAATTTCCTTTCGGCGGCTTCCTTTGCTTTACGTTCAGCTTCAGCAGCATCTTCCCTTGCCTTCTTTTCTGCGGCTTGTTTTGCTTCCAGGTCGGCTATTCTTTTCCTTTCAAGAGTTAATTCATACTCCCGCTTATCCCTTTCAATGCGGGCCTTTTTGCGCTCCTCTTCGATCTGTCTTTCCCGTTCCCTGGCTTCCCTTTGCAATCTTTCCCTTTCAGCCCGGAGCTGTTCCTGCTCTTTTTCATAAGCATCCTTCCTTTGTTCAGCGCCATCAACCAAAACTTTCCATTCTTTTGATGTAAGGCCCCCAAAACGTAAAGCTTGCTGATTATCGGACAGGTAATTCCAGAGATGCAGGATTGATTCTTTTCTTTTTGCATGTAACTTGTCTTTTTCCTCCTGTTCTTTTCTTTCGGCTTCGGCTTTCTTCTCTGCCTCAATTCTGGCCTGATGCGCTACCTTGACCCCGGTGAGATAATTATCAAATACCTCATCTGTCATTACGCTAAGTCCGGCAGGGAGAATATCCGTGAAGGGCTGCAAAAGGGCTGTTCTTTTTGCATATAACATTTCTCTGCGTTCCTGCTCCATGCTCTCATAGTGTTTTTCAATTTTCCCCAGGACAGCTTCTATTTCCTGCGATGTCTCCCGCTGTGCATTTTTCCAATCATCAACAAGCCTGCCGCCCCGAAGATAAAAGGCTTTCATTTTCTTATGAATGTCCGCTGTTTCAGTCCTGGTTTTAACGTACTTCAATCGAAGGATCCGGGCTTCAACGCATAACTGTTCAGTGATAGGCTGCTGAACAATGTCATTATATTCAGCTTCCAGCTCTTTCATTTTTTTGAGCATCGGAGAAAACATTGCTTCGATCTCTTTTGCTTTCGAAGATTCAATGCCGTAATCTGAGGCATTAATTTTTACAATTTCACTCATAGTTTTTAATGTTTAAAAAGTTTTTTCTTCCAATTGCGATCGAAATACTCCTCAAGAATATCCCTGACCAATTCACTTACCCGCACCCGCTTATTTAAAGATGCGGACTTAATTCTTTTCATTGTCTCCGGCTTAACCCGGACTGATAAGATTTCTTTAGGCTCCATAATTTTAGTTATTGTGTGAATATTGTGATTCAGGATAAAACTGTCCGTTATCCTCAATTACGTCCTCATCGTATCTGACCATCAGATCAGCAATGATACCGGTAGCTTCGCCGGTGATGCCCCTGGTTTCAAGCTCTGCCCTTACTGAATTCATCAGGTCTGAATAATCCAGATCAGCGGCATTGTCAATAATTACATTTTGATGTGTTTTCATCTTTTCAGGTTTTATTATATAATGTTATGAATTAATTCAGGATTAGCGGCAAAATCAATACAGCTATCAGAGGTCATTGAACCTGTCGGGTGTATATGAGTTGAAAATCTATATTTCATTCCACCATAAGTATAATAACGGCTTTCAGAAATATTTGATTGATTTTCTCTTACCCCCATTGCTCTAAGTTTGTTTTCAAATGCAGATATTTTAGCAGCGGTTGCGATGACGCCAACAAGGTAATTTATGTATTTAGGATAAGCCTCTTCAAAAGAGATATCACCAAACATTTCATAAAATCTTCTTTCTTTTTTCCCGGCTCCATTTGTGAAGGTCTTTTTGAATTGTTTGATTGTTGGTGTCATTTTCTTGAGGTTTTAATTGTTTCACTTTCTTACTGTAAATATAGTAAACAAATGTTTACATTCCAAATATTTCAGCAATTATTTATCAAATTATTCAACTTTTTTATAAATTCTTTTTCATTGACATGCGGAACTATTGCCCCGGTGCTGTCATAGGTTATTATTTTTTCAATGGTGACAACAGCTCCTCCATCAAAATAAGGCTCGCTGTCATAGTCAGTCTGAACCGTTCTGCCATGGATTTCAACCTCGCCGATCAATTCAACTGAACTGTCATCCGAGTGATGAAACAACACCCAGAAAGATCCCCCGTCGAAATATGTGAGATCTATGCGATCTATAAATTTTAGCAGATTCATGGGTTATTCTTCATCAAAAAGTTCGTCAATATCATCAGGAAGATCAAAGTCCGGGACATCACAATCCCCGGTTAAGAAACGACCCATGTCAGGGTCATTTTCAAGCTCCATTTCAAGCCATGTGTTAAAATCTGATTCCTGATCGACATTGTTGTAAGTGTCTTTCAGAAGTTCTTTTTTGTGTTCAATGTTTTTTGTTTTCACGATATTACGTTTTTAAGGTTTATACTATTTCGACTGAACCGCCTTTTTTCAGGGTGTCAATGATTTCTGAAGCGTCATATTTGTCAATTTGCTTTCTTGCCTGGCTTGCGGAAGGAAAATCCCAGCCTACCATGTTTTCGTCATTCATCAGATTCATAATGAATTCGTACTGCGGGTAAGTCATTTCAGTACCTTTCATAACTCCTGACCAAGTTTTTTTGATTGTGATTGTTGTTTTCATTTTCTTGAGGTTTTAATTGTTTCACTTTCTTACTGTAAATATAGTATACATTCGTATACATTCCAAATATTTCAACAATTATTTTGCATGAAGTGACAACATTAACAGTGGAGTGTGATATATGTCACAAAAAAGGCCGGGAAACCTTAAAGCCCGGCCCAAACAAAACAACTATGGAAACAGAAAATTACCTCTTTATAATCTCAATACTTTTTGTTGTTACCTCTCCGCATTCCGGAATAACTTTGTGGTAATATTGCTTCTTGCCGATCCTCCACCAAAAGAACCTCTTATGTCTCTCCCACCAGAAAACGTCCACAATCTTATTTTTATATTCAAAATCGGTGCGGTTAACTATCAGATCAAGATCATTAAGTTCTGCATCTGCCTCCCACTTCCAACACTGACCGCCGTCATAAAGCTTCCATTTTATGTCATTAATAATTGATGACTCAACTTCAACTGTATCGGTTACTTTTTCTACGATAACACGATCAACGTATTTTACAACCTCCTTAGGACGTATTTTAAGCAGTTTTGCGAGACTATCTCTTTCAGACAAATATTTCCCCGATAATTCTTTTTGCTTTAAAATAAGCGTGGTTTGCTGTTCGCTGGCAGCCATTAACTCATGTTGATTCCTGACCAGTCTGTCAATCTCCGCATCCCGTCTTTCAATTTGTTTCCCGGAAAAGAAAATAACAGCAAAGCATCCCACGGTAAGAATGGCAAGGGCAATATTTAACCTGACAGAAGTGTTCATTCCTCTTTTTCTGTTTCAAACAACCCTTCGATCCAATCAAGAAAGTCCTTTAGAAACGGCACATCAGCAATTCCGTTTGATGCAAGCCCGGCAGCAAACCCGTGCAGGACAGCAATCCCCAGGGGAAGATCAGCCGCATAACCAAACTTTACGAGAGAAGCTACGACGACAAGAATAATGCCTACCCCCCACGCCACAAGCTGTTTAACAAATCCTTTTTCGATTTTCAGTAGCCCGATGAAAAACGTTGCGGCAAACGTGGTAACAGCAGCAATCCCAACAAAGGAGCCAAATAGTCCCTTCAGGTTGATAACTATATCAGTCCACGATTCAGGAGGTGTAATTTCCTGAGCAAATAACCCGATGCTCACAAAGAGCAATCCAAAAAATAACAATACTTTTTTCTTCATAACAAATTCGAATAAGTTAATAATATTAAAGTTGCAACTATCCCGGCCATTACAAGCCAGTCTATAAGTTCAAGTAATTTTTTCATAATATATGTACTTTAAATTTTTCTGGTAAATGTTCCCATAACTCATTCATTGCTTTTCGACTTTCTGCGACATCGGGATAGCCATCATTATTTATATCAGCAATATATTTTCCTGGCAAAATACAGCCTTCACTATCTTTGACATAACCCGCAACATAATTTCCGATATGAACCAGTATCCCTGACCTATCTCTTACCCATAATAATCGAAACACTTTCCCCCGTGTGGGATGAATCTCCTTTTTTGCATTATAAATACCTTCATAGATACATGACACGTTACGTTGATTGCTGACCCAAGGTAGTTCCATGCATTTGCAACGATAAAGAATATCATCCCCTTCAATTACCATCATCGTTCCCTGTGTGTAATTTCCATCATACCATCGGGCAATAACAAGCCTTATATCATTTATGCCTTCCATTATTTATTTTTATTAGTTTCACCCCTGTATCTTACCCCAGTTTTCGTGTCAATCCAATCAACTTTCTCACGCACTTCCTCAATCTTATTACTGTTTTTTGAGGTTTGTACAGTTACAAATCCTGTCATCCCCAATGCCGCAGCAACTGATATAACCAATATTCCAATAAACACTTTCGGATACTTTTTGAAAAATCTTACTTCGAGCATTTCCTTATCTAATGCCTTAACCTGCCCTTTAATGTCGTCAAACTCCTTTTCCACGTGTTTGAAGTCAGAAATAACAACCTTATGCTCATTACAGGTGTCTTCTAACTTACAGACCCGACCATTCATTTTTTCAAGATGGTTATTTATTGAATCAAGCCTTTTGTCTATTGATCCAAACTTTTCGTCAAAGTATCTTTTTTCAAAGTCTTTATTTTCCATCACTTACATTTTAAAACATCCCATTTATATCTCCAGTCCTCGTAAGGAAAAACACAATACCCGTTGTCCCCCCACTGTGCGCCCCATGAATTGCGCAAAATAAATCCATCATTGTTATAGCCCACAACAAGCATTGAATGAAATCCGGTGACTATATTGCTATCAAGCGGCTTCCACATTTGAGTTGTTCGGTTATATATTTGAAAATTGATAATACAAGGGCCATCTTTTTGCAGTGTTTCTTTTAATTCTTTAACGGTTTTTATTGATACGCATTTAACATTCAGGATTCTTTCAATGTCCCCCATGACCAGTTTATCCGGGTCTTTCCTTTTGTCGTAAATCTGTTCAGGGTCAAAATATACTTTTCTGCCGGACACCTTGTAATTTCTCCATTCCAGAAGTGCTGATGCGGAGTAGGCAAGGCAATTTCCCTCCCCCTGATTGCGGGCCGGGAGAAAGTCCTTCCGGTAATCCACTCCCGGAAGTAAACTAATTAACACTAACGCAAGCACCACCTTCATAAACAATTCTTTTTAATGGTTCCATTCTGTCCCTTGCACGGGAAATAATGCAGCGAACATTTCCGTGTATCATTGATAGCTTTTCAGCTATTTCTTCATTCGTGTATCCTTCATAACTCAGTTCCATTACTGCCCTGCTCTTTGTTGGCAGCTTTCGTATTTCCCCCTTTAGCAACCTATCCAGTTCGTTTTTTACAGCTATTTGGTAAGGGGAATAACCGCTGTCATGTAATGACCTGTAATTCATTATATCATCTGTACCCTGAACTCTTATTTGCTGTGCCTTAATCCAGTCAAATGTTGTGTATTTCGCTATTGAAATTAACCACGTGGAAAATAACCCTGAAGGCTTCCATGTATGCAGGTTTCTGAATGCTTTATCAAAAGTAACCATAGTCAAATCCTCTGTATCTTGCCTGTTATAAACAATCTGGGAAATATAATTAAATACTCTCCACCTGTGCTTTTCGAACAAAGTGGTGTATTCCCGTTTGTCCCCCTTGAGAATTCTATCTATTATCTTCTGGTCACTCATTTCTTACAACTAATTCTCTTGTGTGTCTGTTAACATATAACCTTCTTTCAAGTATTCCCTCCCTTGATACTATTGCCCCCGCTGCCTGAGTTACGGCAATCTGTGATACCCCTTCAACTTCATCGCTTGTTATTGTTACAATGGCAGTACGTTCTTCTCCTGTGTTTTCTTCTGCTATCAAATAAAGAAATGCGCTGTCATGCCCTGCTACCATGACGTCGAGGTATTCAAATGCTCCAATGTCAGGAGCAAGTCCGTTATATGGAGTATAAGAAACGTAGGCAGTCATAACAAGATTGAAAGTATCCATAGCTGTCCAATATAATTGAGTAGCCACTTTCAGCCATTCCTCACTGCTTGTCGCAGTCCATTCAACGTTGGAGCATAAATCAACTTTAACGTACATTTCCTCGGAATCGTGGTTGACTAAGTGCGTACTTACCCCCAAATACTGGGAATAAGCAATTCCTGCATTTTTCTTAGAACTTGCTACCACGCCGGGAATAAACTGAGCATACAGCCCCCCAGTCACCCATAACAGAAACAATATGCTTAATACTCTTTTCATATATGTGAAATTATTTCGTATCTTTGTGCTATGAAGTTGACATTGAAAATAAAACTTTTGCCTACTGATGAACAGGCTAACTTGCTTCTCGAAACGATGAAGGAAGCTAATGCTGTTTGCAATGCCATTTCTGATGTAGCTTGGGAGAAGCGTATTTTTAATAATTTCAAATTGCATCACGAAGTTTACCATAAATACAAGGCTACTTTTAAACTTAGTAGTCAAATTCTTATAAGATGTATTGCAAAAGTTGCTGACGCTTACAAACTTGACAAGAAAACTAAAAGAGATTTTAGACCGCTTGGAAGTATTGGTTATGATAGTAGGATTATGACCTACAAACCTAACGATATTGTTTCTCTTTGGGCTATCGGAGGAAGAATTAAAATCCCTTTTGTTTGCCATAACAGAAACTACTTGCCTTACATTAAAGGTGAAGCGGATTTGGTTTACAAGAAAGGCAAGTTTTACCTGTTTCAGACCGTTGATGTTCCCGAAGAAGATGTTAAAGACATTGAGGAATTTATCGGTTGTGATTTTGGTTTGACAACGATTATAGCAACTTCTGATGGTATTAACCATTCTGCCGAGTGGCTTAATACTTATCGTGAACATCGGCAAAAAGTTCGTAGTTCTATTCAGGCAAAGGCAGACACTTCTAAGCGTTCCACTAAAAGGAATTGCAGGAAGTTGTCTAAACGGCTTAGTGGCAAGGAAAGAACAACGGCTAATTTGATTAATCACACAATAAGTAAATCTATTGTAGCATCTGCAAAAGAACAGGGTAAAGGTATTTCTATTGAAGACCTTACCAATATCAGGTTTACTTCTAAACGGAGAAACAAAAAGTTTAGGACAAAACTTAGTAAATGGAACTTTGCAGATTTGAGAGTAAAACTTGAATATAAGGCTTTGCTCAATGGGGTTAAACTTGTTGTGGTTAATCCTGCTTACAGTTCGCAGACTTGCTGTGAATGTAAACATATTGGCAAACGAACAAACAAAGTGTTTAAATGCACAAACACAAACTGCAATGTAGATACCATAGACGCTGATTATAACGCTTCTAAAGTTATCTCTTTTCTTGGGCAGACCGTAAATTCTGCTGAAAAATCGACTATGTATTGCTCTTTGCATTCGTTGTCAGGTTTAAAGCCCATCCCATCGCTTTGCGTGGGTGGGTAGTTTACTCTATATCTCCTATTAACAACCAGATGTTTGTATCTATTTTCACAAGTGAACACGCACTATACCTCACCCGCAAAGCTGTTGCGTCATCCGCACTATTTATCGTCACCCCTTCCGCAGCGGCAATACTGGTAGTGCCAGTACCAGTTTGTACTACGGTGATTTGAGTACCTACTGGAAACGCCACAGAAGTATTAGTAGGTACTGTGACTGTGTTTGCGCTTGAATCACTTCTTATCACTAACCTGTGTGCATCAGCCAATACCAATGTGTAAGTTGCGCTTGTTTGAGTGTTTATATCCAATACTTTATGATTGCCCCATCCCTGCAAGGTATTAATCCTATTAATGATTACTCTTAGGTTAGTTGTGGTAATAGGATCGAGTTGCTGACTGAAAGCATTCAATCCCACACAAATAAATAAAATTGTCAATATCTTTTTCATACTACTCTATTTTTAATAGTGTACCTTCTACACTTCTTAATAATACCCCTGATGCGTCTATCAACATCCCCCCCACCGCCGGAGCAGTGGCTCCGTATTCGTAGGCTCCGATGTCTGGCAACCCCACAATTGACCAACCTCTAAAATCTTTGTCCAGTCCTACATTTATCCCCGCATTGATGGCAGGGGAACCGGACTGTAGCTCGTAATCCGTGCCTATATCCACAAACATGGGCTCCGAATCCGTGATGTTATCATTTGATGTATAAAATATAACTGTTGAATTATTTAATCGTGGTATTTCTGTTCTGGTATGGCCGTAAATTAAATTATTATCCACATATAAACTCTGAATAATTTGATTAGTAAATTGAACAGGTGTATAACAATTATAAAATATATTATTCCTCACATAAGTGTTAGACCAAGTATTAGCAGTAGGGTATTCAATATTTATTCCCCAACCACCATTTCTGTCAACTTTATGCACTACATTATTCACGTAATAAATTCTATTCATCGTTGTACCTCCAGATAAGTCATACCCAGTCATCCCCCCTCCTCTTGCGCTTACTGTATATCCTATATTTGCAAATACATTGTATGCCACTACTACGCTATCAAAGCCCTGCACTAATGATTTATCAGTAGCTCCCATATGAAAACCAGATGAAAAATTCTCTACCCAGTTGCGTGTAAAAAAGATTCCATCAGCCCCCCCCGCTTCCAATAAAAGCCCTGATTCAGGATAATCAGTCGGTCTTTGATCTAACACACATTTATTATCATATACTTTCAAAGCATAGCCATAATTGTCGTCATCCCATACCCCCCGGCCCGAGACATCTATTCCTCCATTACAATCAAGATTATACACTTCAACTCCGCCCAACACAGTCCAGAGTTCAACAGCAAAAGCAAAAGATTGCTGCCCGTCAATATCTCTCCTGTTCACCCTTATCCTTCCATCATGTATTTTTACTCCTTTATGAAACCCCCCTGAAATAAGGCCTTTCAACCCGTAAGCATAACGCCCTCCGGTTTGATTGTCTATTTCAAAATCATAAATCTCCATTCCATTTTGACCAGAGATATCCATTCCCCCATCAGCTTGCCATGTATAATAATCCCCGTTTTCGCTATAATACAAATGATCTCTGCCACAGTTTTGAATAAGAAAATTATAAGCTTTGTTTCCAGTCGCCCAGTGCGTAGGTGTTGTTACTTCATTTCTGCCAGACTGATCAGCAAAAGTTAATCCATATCGGAGTGTGTTTTTAATCGTAAAATCATGCATTATAACATTACTACGACCAAAAATTCTTATTCCCATTGATGTAATAAGATTCCCGTCAATTGAAATATTCCTGATGAATTGATTCCCGTTCGTACCGGGAGTACTTGATAATAAAAACATTGTTGACGGATCGGAAGTTGAGGTAAATATCACTAAATTCCTACCTGCTCCGTCAATAGATATCCCTGCCGGCCAGTTAACTGTTGAATTAATAATATACGTACCTGCGTTAACAAATACAATATCCCCTGCGGTAGCCCTTGTTCTGGCATAATTCATGCTTGCCCAAGGTTGAGAAATAGAGCCATTCCTTCCCGCATCATCTACTCCGGCGGGGTCGATATAATATGTCGCTCCCCGTAAGAAAGAAGGCATCAGTAATAATATAAATATCAGTTTCTTCATGGTATTGTTAATTGCCTTCCCTGTCCGTCATTATACAAATATTCAACTTCTAATGCACTCAAAACCCCGTGAAATATCATCACTTCATCGTATATTCCTGCTCCATATTGCGTGCTACCTGTAAAACCGCTCCCTATAACATATCTTTGATCGGCAGGTCTCATATCTCCTGTAAATGCCTGATCTGTTTTATTATCTCTTACTCCATTGATGTATATATCCAAATATTCACCATTCCCCCCATTAGCTGCAACTATATGATACCACGTATTGGCAGTAACTGCCGTGACGGATATAGCAGAAAACCAATTCCCGGCTTCGTTTCGAGAAGCAAAATAGAAATTATCCTGATGCGTACCGGATTGAGGAACATATAATTCATGGGTAATATTAGGAGATTCTGTCCTCATTAAACTAAATAATGATACATCTGTCTCTCTTACCGAGGCAATTTCATCAAGATTTACCCAAAAAGATATTGAAAAAGGACCATCAATTAAATTATCCTCATTGCTCGGAATATAAATAGCATCAGAAGCACTACTTACTTCAAAACCGTTATTTATTACACCCGTCACCCAAGTGCCCCCATATACAGTACCATTTGAATTACTCATCTCATCTACTGCCGTACTTCCGCTTCCTTCATCAAGTTTCCAGTAACCAATCAAAGAATTTATCAGCCCTTGTTCAATACTTGTTTCTAAACTCAAATCCTCCCAAGTCCCCCACGGCCATAAATACAATCTTATCTTTTCATTTTCCTGCCAACTGGGTATGACAGTTATCTCCCCCGATGCATATGTATAATCTGATTCGACACCATCTCTTAAAAGAACAATTTGTTTCCCAGCCAAAGCAGAATGAGAAAAAGAATTATCATCGGCAGCCGGGGCGCCCGGATCACCAACTGTAAATGTTATTCTTTCACCTCCACTAAACCCTCCGTGCAGAGCAACGTAGCTTTCAATCTGAGCAGGACTCATATATCTATCCCTCCCGGTCGTGCCGCCTAATACGTCTTCAACTGCCACGCCGATCGGTGCGTCCTCCAAAGCATCTTCTAAAA